GACGATGCTCGTGCGCTCAAGGGACACGCCCAGCAAGTGAAGCTCCCGGTGCCGACTCCGAAGTCACTGCTGAAAGCCCTGGCGACGGTACTGATCGGGATACCGTGGCTATTCGGAGCGATCGTAGGTAAGACTTTTCTCGGCGGGGTATGGGTTGTCCGCCAGGTTCTCTGGGTTGTCGCCTGGGTGTGGCTGGCATTCCGTAAGGGTTTCTGGGATGGCGTTAAGGCTGTTCCCAAGAAGGCGCTTCCCGAAGAACCGCACGAGCCCGCCTGGATGACACAGGACTGGGGCAACGGAAGCCCGGATGATGAGGACTTTAGCGTATCCTGATAACAGGCGTATGCTGCATACTGAAAGGCTGAGACTTCGTGACGTTCTCCGGTAGTACAGCCATCCCTAGCACGTCAGGGGGTGATTCGGGCCATGGGGCTTCTTGATCGCATAGCGAACTCTCGAACAGAGGAACGCGTAATCGGAGGCGTTCCATGGCAATTAGCAGCCGTGGAATAGCCCGTACTTCCAGTTCGGCGTTGGCGGCCCCGTTCATCCGTCTAAGTACATGTACGGAGCGGAGGCTTCGCTAGGCCTTCCGGCCCTTTACGCCGGTTCTAAGCTGCTTGCCGAGAGCGCCGCGAGCCTTCCCATCGACATTTACCTCGATCAGGGGAACGGTAAGCACCGCAGGTGGTACGGGCCTTCTTTCTTCGACAAGCCCGCGTTCGATGGCACTATCTTCGACTGGATTCAGGGTCTCGTCGTGTCCATGGTTCTCTGGGGTAATGCCTGGGGCCTGATCACCGGCCGTGACGCTTACGGGTTCCCTACGGGTATTGAATGGGTCAATCCTGAGTACGTTAACGTCATCCAGGACCAGGCACAGCCGTTCAACACCCAGCGGGCTAAGGTCTATTTCTACGGACGGCTTGTCAACCGTGGCGAGTACTTCCACATCAAGAAGTTCCCGATCCCTGGCAAGCTCGAAGGCGTTTCCCTGATCCGGACGTTCTCCCTGACGATCGAGGCCGGCCAGGAAGCACAGCGCTACGGGGTCGACTGGTACCGCAGCGGAGGATTCCCGCCTGGTGTCATGCAGCACCAGGAACTCGAGCTCACCAAGGAGCAGTCTGACCAGATGAAGGCTAAGCTGGTCCGGGCTCTCCGGCGGCGTGAGCCTCTCGTCTATGGCCGGGACTGGGACTACAAGCCAATCACCGTACCCCCGTCCGAAGCGCAGTTCATCGCCGCTATGCAGCTCAACGCGACCCAGATCGCCGCGCTGCTGAACCTGCCCCCTGACCGCATCGGCGGCACGCGCTCTGACAGCCTGACGTATAACACCACCGAGCAGAGTTCACTCCAGCTCATCGAGGCTTTGCGTCCGTGGCTTGTCCAGCTCGAGCTCGCTTTCTTCGATCTCCTCCCGCAGCGCCGCCTGGTGAAGTTCAACACTGACGCCCTGCTGAAGACCGACCTCGAAGCACGCACGAACATCTACCAGATCCAGCGGAACATCGGCCTGCGGACCATTGACGAACTCCGCGAGCTGGAAGGCCTGGAGCCGCTGCCGCAGGGTATCGGTGCCGAGGCTATGCCGCTGGTCCTGATGAACGCCATGGCAACCCGTGCGGGCGGTATCCCGAAGACCCTGCTTCCGTCGATCGCGCTGGAAATGGATCTTGCAGCCGACCGCCTGGAGAACCTGGAGAAGATAGGTCTCGGCACCCCCGACGCACCGCCGCCTCTGACCCAGGACGCCGCCTCGTTCCTTGCCAGCCTGGTAAACATCCAGCGCAGCAATCCGGAGGGCGGATCAGGCCAGGCAGCCGCCCAGTACCTCGAAAAGGTGGAACAGCGGCTTGCCCGGCTCGAAGAAGACCGGTCTCACCCGGTGCAGGTCCCGGCTAATGCTCCGGTTACCGTGAATGTTCCTTCGGCTGAAGTGAAGGAAGACCAGGGCTGGCGGTCGTTTGTCGAGAAGTCCATGGCTGAGCTGATGGCTAAGAAGGACGCTCCGCAGGTACCTGAGGTGCATGTTCATGTCCACACCGATGATCGCGGACTGCCCGGTACCCCTCCGCCTGCTAAACCTGGAAACTCTCCGGCTGCTAAGCCTGCCGTTCCTGTTGTGCCTAACACGGATACCGATGCGAAGGCTGCTGAAGACCAGCACATCGACAACACCCCGGGTCTGTCTCACGGGTCCGGGATGGTGTCCCTGGATGTTCCAGCAGGCACCCTGCCACACCCGGACGGCGGTGTGGGCGACCATCACATCACGCTCGCCTATCTGGGTGATAATGTCTCGGACGATGATCTCGAGCATGCCAAGAACAAGGTCCGTGACGCGGTAGCCAGCCTGCCAGGGCGGCCTGAGGCGGATATTGGCGGACCCACCCGGAGCTTTGAGCCGTCGGACGGTTCTAAGGGCAAGAGGCCTGACTACGCTCCCGTAGACGCCGACGAGAACACGTACCGACTGCACGATGCCCTGGACGAGATTAACAAGTCGAGTTTCAAGGACGACTTCCACCCGCACGTCACCCTGAAGTACTCCGATCCGGCTGAAAACAGGCCCGATGATACTCCGGTAAAGCACGTGAAGTTCACGCACGTATCGGTACACCGGGGCCATGAGGTTGAGTATTTCCCTATCTCTGACAGCCTTTCAGGAGACAACTGATGCAAGATTCGTGTTTTGGCGCGGATAGGCCTTATCCTGGAGATAGGCGTATAATGCGTCGTGCCCGTATGGCGAAAGGAATAGTCCGTAATGGCTAAGCTGAGCAGCAAGGAGAGGGCGGCTCTCCCAGATTCTGCATTCGGGCACATTGAACCCGGTCATGCGGACGAGATGGTCGACGGAAAGGTACCCGATAAGTACCGGCACTTCCCCATCCACGACCCCGAGCACGTCCGGAACGCTCTTGCCCGTATCGCTCAGGGAGCTAAGTTCGGTGGTCAGGCATCTGCTAATGTCCACGCGGCGGCCAAGAAGTTCGGCATCGATGCCAGCGAAGACCAGTCCCGCGCCCTGGAGCTGTACGATGGTGACATCGAAGAGCGGACCGCTGAAGTCCCTGACCTGTTCATCTTCCCCGAGCGCCGGTATAGCGCCGGTCAGGTAGAACTCCGAAGCACCGGCGAAGGCGATGACGTCGCCCACCACATCACAGGCTACGCCTCCCAGTTCAACAAGACCTCCCGGCACATGGGAGACTTCCACGAGCGGGTAGCTCCGACCGCCTTCGACGAGAGCCAGCGCAATAACTGGCCGAACGCCGTCTGCCGGTACAACCACAAGGACGACTTCCTGCTCGGCACGACCGCCGCTGGCACTCTGAAGCTGAATGTGGACGACACCGGCCTGCCCTATGATGTTATCCCTCCGTCCTGCCGGTCTGACGTACTCGAGTACGTGAAGCGAGGCGACGTCCGGTACTCCAGCTTCGCATTCCGCTGCAAGCCGGGCGAAGGCGACACCTGGGGCCTGACCGACTACGGTACCCCGCTTCGTACCCTGACAAACGTCGAGGTCGTTGACGTAGCCCCGGTTATTGACCCGGCTTACTACAACACCTCAGCGATTGCCCGGAACATCGAAGGCGCTATTGTTTCCCTGGCGGCGCACAAGCACGCTGACGTGGAAGAGATCCGCTCGATGCTCGTGGCAGGCGACGGCAAGAAGCTGTTCGTCCGCACTGACCAGCCCAGCAAGCCGAAGGAAGAGGCCCGCGAGGTGGAAAGCACCGAAGAGACCACTGAGACGGCTGCCGAGGAGACTCGCGAGGCTGAGACCATGGAGACCGAGGAAGTCCGCACTAGCGAGACGACTGAGGAAACCCGGGAATCGGGAACCACTGAGGCTGAGACCACGGAGACCGAAGAGCGTTCGGCTGACAACTTCCGCGCTGAAATGCTCTGGAAGCTGAACTCCAAGCGTTACGCGCCCGGCACAACCGAGTAATCCATTACGGCAAATTCACGCTAAGGATCTCACGCCTTAGCGTGAATTTGTACTTTACTGGAGTTATGTTCTACACTAGGGATTGCGACACTACCGAGGGCTTATAGCAGCCGGGGTTAGCACAGAATGAGCCGAGGGCCTTTGTGCAGCCGGCCACCCAGGTACTTCCTGAAAGGGAAATCGCGTGTCGAACATCGACGTAGCGAAGGGCCTCGTAGAAGAGCGCAATCGCGCTTGGGACGAAGCCAAGGCAATTCTTTCCAAGGGCGAAGAGCCCACCCCCGAAGAGCGTGCCAAGGTCGAGACCATCAACGGTCACCTTGACGTGCTCGACACTCGAATCAAGGACATTCTCGAGGGCGAGAAGCGCGCACGGGAGACCGACGACGCTTACAACACCCTCGCTGGCAAGAAGACGGAAACTCGCGGCGGCAACCCGCTGAACGAAGAGTTCCGCAGCATGCTCAAGGGCATCTCCGGACAGGAGCCCTCCGAGAGCCGCCGCGACAACATCGTGGACGTAGGCCCCCGGGGTAAGCACGAGTCCCGCATGCTCGCCCTCCTCGAAGACGGCGGCGACGCAGGTTACGGTGTCCACCCGCACGACGCACAGGCAGTCATCAGGCAGATTCGCGATGAGCAGCGTGCGCTGACTGAGGGGAACCTCTCGTCTGCGGCCAACGCTGGCTACACTGTACCGGTCGACTTCTACGACCGCCTGCTCGCGTTCCTGGTCCAGGTCTCCGGCATCATGCAGACCGGCCCGACGATCATGCACACCCCCGGTGGCGAGATCATCCAGATTCCGGTTGTGTCCGCGCACCCGGCTCCGGCTGGCAGCGGTATCTCCGCTGAAGGTGCGGCGATCGCGTCTGGTGACCCGTCGTTCACCCAGCAGACCCTGAGCTCGGTCAAGTTCGGCTGGTTCGGTCAGGTCTCCCGTGAACTGCTCGACGACACCGGCATCGACCTGCTTGGCTACCTGGCCATGGCAGCGGGACGTGCGGTTGGCAACGACCTCGGCAACGCCCTGATCAACGGCGGCGGTGTCTCCGGCAGCCTGCTCTCCGGAACTGGCTCTGTGAACACCTACGTCACTGGTACTGCCACTAGCACCTCCGGTGTCCCTGGCTACAAGGATCTGGTGGCCCTCCAGTACTCGGTCATCGCTCCCTACCGTCAGTCCCGGTCCGCCTACTGGCTGATGCAGGACCAGACGGTCGGTCAGCTACGGCAGATCGTCGACACCGTGGGCCGCCCGATCTGGGAGCCCTCGACTGTTCTCGGTTCGCCTGACCTCCTGCTGGGCAAGCCCCTCGTCGCGGACCCGTACATGCCGGCAGTAGCGCTCAGTGCCGTCGCACCGATCGTGTTCGGTGACTTCTCGCAGTTCGTGATCCGCCTCATCGGCGGCGTGCGGTTCGAGCGGTCGGACGACTTCGCCTTCCAGAACGACCTGGTGTCCTTCCGGGCACTGACTCGTGCGGACGGCCGTCTCACTGACCAGCACGCTCTCGCGGCTCTGAAGTGCTCCCCTAGCTGATCTAGCCAATCGGCTTCGAAGGCCCTCATTCTCCGGTAATCTGGAGTCTGGGGGCCTTCCCCGTTCTCACAAGCAGAAAAGGGTACTCAGTGACTACGACTCCTGTTTCCGCAGATCTTCAAGTCTATATAGGTGGCGTTGCTGTCAGCGGGGAAACGGCGCAAGGCACGATCAACGT